CATGTATGACCACTTGAGAAATTTGTATTTACTAAGAGCAAGAACCTTACCCTGTCCATATATATCCCCTGCAAGTGCATCATATACTTTATCATCGGTCATCAATTTTTCTGCATAGTCTGCTTTGTATTCATCTATCGGCAGATGTGCAAAATGCCCAAAAAACAACGGATTAAAAAATGGAGATTTTCTGTCTATATCTCCTGTTGCATCTTTTGGATAATTTGTTTTAGGTATGATTGCAAATATTGCAAACAGAAGAGAAAAGAAACACCCAAATGCAAATGTCAACAAAGGCCATTTCATTAATTCATTATCAAGATTTGCAATAGTAATAGAAAATACAATAGATGCAACTGTGATCATAATATTTGCTTTTGCATCTGCCATCAATCCCAATCTCATTTGATTGCCGTGATTGACTCGCAAAATATTATCTACAGCAGTACGATCCTCTGGTACTTTTTCAAAGGGATTTTCTTCTGAATTGCCATTCTTCTTGGAATAGGGAGTAACATGGCTCATATGTATCCTGTCAAAGATAGTTGTTTAATTTCCTTTCACAATAATCCTCTGGTACACCTCCCCCACACTTCTTCCAAGTTGGTTTTATTGTACACATTTTCCTCTCAATGTAGATACAAGGAAAATGAGTTTTATCATATTTTCTTTTTAACCTATAACTATTTGCAAAAATAAACGCAATATAAACCACCAATAAAAAAATAGTAATTCCTGACAACCATTTAAGAAACCACATTTTTTCCTATTTTAGAGGTGGTGCGTATAACAGTCCTCCCTCTGTATAAAGTTTATTTAACCCTCGCTTCAATGCAAGGGGCGAATTTTCTCCCACGTTTCTCTCATAAATTTCTTCATAATTTCCAACTTGTTTTATTACATCATATGCCCAAGTTGCAGGAAGTCCTAGTTTTGCTCCAAGATGTGGATGGTCTTTACCATTCAATTCACCCATAAGTCTTTTTACATTTGGATCAATATTATTTTTAAATCTGTCTATATTTTGAGAATTAATTCCCATTTCTTCTGCGATAAAAAGAACATAAACTGTCCACCTCACAATATCAGACCATTGTTGATCTCCGTATCGTACAACCGGCCCAAGTGGTTCTTTTGAAATAATCTCAGGAAGAATCAAATGTCTTTCTGGATTTTTGAAACCCAATCGGTTTGATGCAAGACCCGATCTATCCGTTCCGTACATATCACATCTTCGTTGCAAATAATAATCTTTTGCTTTTTCACCTACTGGAACTACAACTGGAACATACTGTAAATAATGTTTGTTGAAAAAGTCCATAGTGTTTTTTGCAGCCGTTCCAGTTGAACTATAGCAAATTCTTGCACCCTCCATCTGTTTTGCAGATGACACACCAAGAGTTTTTCGTACAATAAATCCTTGACCATCGTAAAATGTTGTGGGCATGAATTCTAATTTTTTAAGAACATTTCTTGTATAAGTATATGTCGTTGTAGCAGATAATACATCAATCGTTCCATCTATCAAATAACTGAACCTTGTTTTACCATCTATTACTTCAAATTCAACACGATTTCTATCTCCAAATACTGCGGCCGCAATTGCCCTACAAATGTCTACATCAAAACCCTTAAATTCTAATGCACCCATTTCCTCATCCCAAAGTTCTTCTCCAAATCCTGGCATGGTATCTTTAGCACCACATATTATATGACCCCTTTTTAATACCTTGTCATATGTTGTAGAATATGTTGGAGTGTATTCTGCAAGTGTGAGATTGTCAGTACCTTCAGCAGTAGAATCTACCACCACTATCCAGAATATCCACACCATTGCAACAATAAATTTACCTATCATTATCATTGCAATGCCCGATATACTTCTAATAATTCTTCGTCTGGAATTGGTTTGGATAACGTATAATATCTTTGATGTCCGACAGACATAAATGATTTGATGTCAGAAAAACTAGGGTATTTCATGAGTAGATTATGAAGAAGATAATCTGGACTCAAATGACAAGATGCACATTGATTGTCTCTTGCAAATACTCTTGTAGATTTCTTGAATCGTTCTGATTGAACTAATACCGAATTGAGATCCTTTTCCATCCATGTGACTTTTTCATTGATGTCTGGTATTACTAGGAAAATCAAATATGCCAGTAATCCTATTATAGTGTATATGAATATTCTACTTGATGCAACTAGATTTTTAGTTTCTATTTCTATAGCTTTTACTGGCTCTAGTTCTACTAAAGTTTCTTCGTGTTCTTTCTTTTTCTGTTCTGCCATAATTACCTCACTTCTTTCCTGCTTCATTTAACTTTTTGGTGATTTGTTGTTGAAACCATTTGAGAACAATTGGTATGCTCACGTTTGATGTCAACCCAAAAAGATAACCTACAGGATACCGATAACTTGAATATGCTGCGAGTTGTGGAACATTTGTAAATACAATAGTAATGAGTAAATATCCTGTTACGGACATTCCCATATTAATAAGTAGATCCAATAAAATTAACCACCTATTATCTGCGTATTTGTCTTTATTGTCTGTTCTATAGTTAAATAGAAATATCCAAAATGATGAAAATATTATTAATCCTATCATCATCAATTCAGATGCATTAAAAATGTCATTCATTTCTTTGTCTCTTTTTTGACCAATTTAAGCAACTCAGCGGTACTACCTATGAACATTGCGTTAGTCACGTTTTGTGCTCTAGTGACTTCCTGCCGTTCTCCATCATTTTCTAATTTTTGTTTCTTTTGATGGAGCTCCATTAATTTTTCTTGACTGTCAGACATATTTTTCAGAAGTTGTCCGAAAACTTCAAAGGCTCGTGGGGATTCTTCTGCTTTCGCAATCTCCAAAAGTTCCTCCATAGCATCCCTACCTTTTTCAATGATGTCATACATATTTTCACGAGCATATTGAAAATCTGTATCCTTTTCACCACCATTAATTACAGTAGGTTGAGTAATCTCGTTTGTATTTAGAACTTTTACTTCATTTTTAGTATAGTGAGGGGAAAGTTCCTCAAGATCAAGATGTTTCTCAATCCTCTGTTCAACTAATTTTTCTACTTTCATTAACTATCCGTTCCACTTACAGGATCATATGTGACTCCTTGTGGGTAGAACGAAAAGGTTTCACTAAATCCAAAATCTTCGTCATCAAGAGCATCCGTATCCACAGGAACAACATTTGCCCTACTTACAGTTGCACCAGCAGATGCAGCCTCTTGAGATGCTTCTGATAAAATTCTTATTCTTGTTGCATCATCTACTTCATGACTGTTTAAAATTAAATTGTTTGTAGTATATGCAGTACTATCTTCTGAAATGATATATACTGGTTCTGCCGATACTGCCTCCGACATTAGGTGGGTGTCTACTGTAACATCTGTAATAACTTTCGCATTATCTACTATGTTTGGATATAGGTATCCTTTCATTGTAAAAGAAAGTGTCCAAATTATAGACCTTCTTGTTGCAAAATCTCCTTCATAAGTATCTTCACTTGTTACCGAATTTAGTACTAATGGTATATCATGTTTCACACTCATACTGGAAATCAAAGTCATTGATACAGTAAACTCTGGTGTAAAAAATGGAAGAATCTGCTCTAAAATTTGAGTGCCATCTTCTGCATTCTTTACAAAAATATAAAGAGAAAACTCCCAATTATAAGGAACAGGACTGAATTGTTTCTTGAGTCCTGTAGTTCCTTTTGCGACATTTCTATTCATAGTATTAAGTTTTCTTGCACTATCATATGTCATAGAAGTTAGTTCAAATCCCATTCTGGGCACTGTGAGGGCCACTTTAGGATTCAAATTTGGATCTGCACTGATCCTTGTCAACATCTTATCTTTAGGCCCATATGAAAGAGGTATTCCTATAACCTCAGTCACATCACCAGAACTATCAGTTCTTTGTACTTCAAGTGTATTGAATAATGTACCAAAACCAACCACCATCTTTCGGCTAGTTTGGTGATAAAAATATGTTCCGAACATTATGGATTATCCCCGAATGGATTGGATTCAGAAAAGTCAAATACTGAATCCGCATCAATCTCAAATTGTTTATTACTAGAAACTTGATCTGAAGTTGAATTGTCAATTGTCTGAAGTGTCTCAGAAGTTTGATCTGTTGTTTGCTTAGTAGAATATGTTCCAGTTGCAGTACTTGATGCTCCTGTCAATATTTCGTTCAAAGTAAAATTTCCTGTCATATTGATAAGGTACAAATAACTTGTTGAAGAATCCCATCTTGCAACTTCTCCTGTTATAGCAGAAGTTCCTCCTGTGACTGTTTCGCCTTCTGTAAATGTACCAGAAACACTTGTTAA